AGGAGCATTACAAAATCAATTCTTTTATGAAGGATGAAACATATCCTGAATTTAAACACGCAAGAGCAATTAATTCACGAACTGATGAATTTAAATGCATGTGTGGTCCTATTTTTAAATTGATAGAAAAAGAAGTCTTCAAAGGCAAATGGTTTATAAAGAAAATACCAGTCCGCGACAGACCTAAATATATATACGACTTGTTATTCAGAGCCGGGAATACTTATATGGCAACTGACTATACAGCGTTTGAATCTCATTTTACTAAAGAATTAATGATGACTTGTGAAATGAAATTATATCGTTACATGTCACAGTACGTAGCGGGTGGAGATGAATGGTACACTCACGTACAGGAAGCTATGACAGGTGAAAACTGCTGTCAATTTAAAAATTTTATATGCAAAGTACCCGCAACACGAATGTCTGGGGAAATGTGTACGTCATTAGGAAATGGGTTTTCCAATCTAATGATATTACTATTTGTACTCAAGAAAAAAGGCTGTACCAATCCAATCGGGGTTGTAGAAGGTGATGATGGGTTGTTTACATACGACGGCCCTGATCCCACAGTCGAAGATTTTGCACGATATGGGATGACTATGAAAGAAGTAGAAATTCATCAGGACATTGAGACGGCGTCTTTTTGTGGTTTGGTGTTTGACAAATTTGATTTGTTGAACGTCACGGACCCAATCGCTGAATTAGTGTCATTTGGATGGACATCCAGAAAATATGCAAAGTCTAAACCATCTCGTAAAATGGAATTATTACGATCTAAAAGTTTATCATTGGCCTACCAGTATCCTGGGTGTCCCATATTAAGTGCACTTGCACAATATGGTATGAGGATAACACAAGGTCATCGAGCTTATTCTAAATCATATGATAATATGTGGATCAAAGAACAGATGGATGAGTTTATAGTTGAAAGTAGCAAACATGACTTCGTGTTGTTTCATGAAGTTCCTATAAACACTCGTTTGCTGGTGGAGAAAAAGTATAATATCCCACTTTCAGTACAGTATGCAATAGAAGATTATCTCAATGCGAAGAATGATCTTAGTCCTATAAAATGTCCTGTAGCGGAACTATTATTTCCTAGGGACTGGTTTACATACTTTTCTTACTATTGTAAAGAATTACCTATTGACATTAATGTTGAATTAATGGACATGGGTTTTACTGTTTACGAAGGAAAATTGGTGTA